TCACTGAGGATAAGCTGCATCGCTGCAGGCGAAGTGAAGTCAATGTCCTGCTGTGACAGCGTTACCTGTCCCGCGAGAGTGGTCTTGCTTATTGAGTTCGACGCGATCACCATCGTGCGAGCTGTTACTGCACTGAGTTCAGTTGATTGCGTTCCTACATCAGTGTGCGTGGTAATGGTCGGGCGAATAAAGGTCTTTGATGCTCCGCCATCCGGATAAGCGCGAGCGCCTACAGCATTAACACAAGGCCTCAAAAAATTAAGATCCTGCACCAATGGGCCAAGCACCGGCACTGGGAGGAGGCCTAAAGTGTCAGTCGTAAGCACATCGCCAGCTGCCGCTTGAAAAGCTGTGCGCTGTGACTTTGCGTGATCTGCGACTGCTGCGTTGATGTTCGCGAAAGTGTCGCCGCCTGTGTGGTATGCGGCCATGTATTCGCCCGCTGATGGCAGCTTGAACTCGCGCTTAGGTTGCGCAAATACGGTAGGAACGATCTGCTCCGGGCCTGCTGCTGTGATCTCGATTTCTTCGTTCATTGTTTCCTCCTCGACGGATTCGGCTGATTCGATTGATTCGTCGGGAGCTGTTTCGGGTTCGCCTTGTGAAGCGAGCACTGAAGTGATACTAGCACCGGCGAAGGCGGGAATCGGGACAAGGCTGAGCTCCTGCCATGTGGCTGCTTTGATCACGAGTGTGCCGTTGTCGTCGCGATAGAAGTCTGTCGCGTTGATGCCCACACTGACCGAATCAAGCACCCCTGCAGCGGCCAATGTGAGGGCTTCGTCGCCTGCTGGTGTTTCAACGATTGAAGCGCTGAACAGCATCCCTTCAGATGTTTCGGTTCTTTCGGTCACTAACCCGATCGGCTGTGTCGCGTCGTGGTACATGAACAGTTTCGGGGCTTTGCCATCGGTCGGCAACGATCCCGCTAGCAGTTTGATCTCAGTGCCATCGCTGACGATTGCGGGCGTGTTGTAGGGCACTGCGATGCCTGAGATCTGTCGGCGTGGTGTGTCACCGGCTGCAGCTGTGTATTCGACTGCGAACCCTTGCGAAAGTTTGAGCTCCATTTAGGCCATCTCCTCTTGTGTGTTTTCTTCCATTGGTGCGCCGGGAGCGTTGTCGGGCATTTGTTCTTGTTCGCCTGTTTCGGCGATCTCTTCAGCTTCAACCATTCCAGCGAGATACTCGTCGATGTCAAACTTGACATAAGTGCCGCGCGGGAGCACATTGTTCATCGAGAGAGTTTGTGCGACGCAGTCCATGTATAGGCGAGCGCCGAAGATGTAGAGATCTTCTCGGGCGCTTCGAGCGTTTTGGTACGAGTACGAGCCGATGTTGACCCCGGCTAGGTAAGGCGGGATGTTGCCTAGTCTGCACATCTCGAGGGCTTGATAGTTCGCTGATTCGATCATCAGCATGTTGTCGGGTAGCGCTTTCGTTTCCATGTACTCGATGAACTCGTTGAGCGCTGCTGTTTGATTGTCGCGTCTTGCAGCGTTAAAAGCTTGAGCAAGATCGGCGAGCTCTTGAGCTGATAAGGGTTCCCCGCCAGTTTGACGAAGAACACCACTCGGCAGCGAACTTTCGGCGTTTCGATACCTGCTGGCTTCTAGCTTGAGCGCTGTCTGCACTGCGTTGGTGGACTGGTACACGATGCCTTGGATCGGGCTGATGAATTGCACTAGATCTTTCGGGTCGATCATGCCGCCCTGAAAATAAACTTCATTAGAAGGCGCGAACCATACCGGCCCGGACTGATCCATTGTCTGAACCATTGACGCAGGCAGCCGGGTGAAGCTGGCGGGAAAGCCGTCTTGTGTGCGGCTCGAGATGTAAAGAAAGCCTCTTCCGTAGAAGAAGAGATCATCAAGCAGCCAACTCATGAAAGTGCTGTATGGGATCGCCGGGTCGGGCTGGCGTAGCCATGAGCGGGGCGCTAGTTCTTCTTCTTCCATTTCGCGATCTTCTTCGTTCCACATTTCGCGGTACATGCACAGTTTCGTTGAGCCGATAACGCTTGCCATCAGATCACGGCCCCGGGCAAGTGTGGGCACACTCATGGCTGCGTTGCGTGCGTCGCCTTCGTAATAGCTCCAGTATTCGCCGACCATGTTCACGCCTTGCGCGTTACGGTAAAAGCCTGAACCTGCTGCTGCGGCTTTATCTACAGCCGGAGCCCCGGTAGAGATCTGTGCTTTTTGTTCGCCGCGCTTAAAGATTGCCATCGTTCACCTCAGTGAGCCCGGGCTCCCGACGAACCCGGACTCCCGCCGATTCTACCTTCCCGCCACAGCGATAAGCGGTCTTGTCGCCCGCTGCGGCTTCGACACAAGCGCAGCTGCCCACACTAAACATCTCGCTAGCTCAATCGGCCCGGGCGACTTGTTAGAGCTCAACACCACGCCTTGCACAGTTTTCGCTAACACAGCCCGGCACACATGTTCGCTCAGGATTGTTTCACCCCTGTGTAGGATTCGTTCTTCATTGATCATCGATCTGACTAGTCCTGTGTGTTTGAGTAGTTCGTTGTAGCCGACGAGCGTGTAACGCTTGTTTGTGTAGGCGGGCAGATGAATCTCAAACGATGGTGTGATTGTCAAAGTGACTCGATGATCTTTCATGATGCGCTCAACTTCGGCCCACATTTCGCGCATAGTGCCGACAATAAACTCAACACAGACATGTACCCGGTCGCCGTCGTTAGCTGCTCGAACCCCTACGAAGCGTTGCTCATCGAGCGATGTTTCGATTGACAGAACCCCGCCGGGTGGCATCTCGATGCTTGTCTCAAGGCTGGCCCATAACCCGGGCGGCAGCCAAGAACCTGCAGCGCTAACCCACTGATTCAAGTGGGCTCTCATAAACTGCACCCGATCCGGGGCTTTATACGCTGACCGTAACCCTTCAATCGTGATCGTTGTGCCTAGCGCCGGGTTCGCTAGCGGCCATTGTGACTCGTCGCCTGCATCAACCCCGGGCGGGACTGACCACTCAGCGAAATACAGATCCGAGGCTTTGCCTTTGTCTATCGCTGCGAGCGCTTGTTCACGCAGCTGTAGAAACACTGTGCTCGATTCGTCGCCAGCTGTAGAAAACATGATCATGATCGGGTTCGGCACAGCGATCTGTGAAGGCCGTAAAGCCCCAAAGATCACAGCTTCGGAGATGGCGAAAAGCTCATCGCAAAAGATCACATCCCAAGTTCCGCCGTGTCTTTTGCCGGTCGCGGCTTGTACTTTCCACATTGAGCCGCCGGGTGTTGTGATCTGATTCCGGCCGTAAGCCCTGATCGCTTTGCAGCCGAAACGCTCCTCGAGCGTGTCAGCGATCGCATTAAAAGATTCGACAGCTAGATCAAGCTGGTGGGCAGTGCTCAGGATGTTTATCTTGCGTTTCTCAATCTTCGGAAACTCAATGAGCAGCCACCCGATCGCCGCCTCGAGCAGGGTTGTTTTTCCGTTCTGCCGACCGACCGAACACAAAGCTGTACGAAACACGAAACGGCCATCGGGCCCGACCGTGAAGATGTCATTCAACACAAGCCGCTGCCAAGGCATCAGCTTTAACTGAAACTCACGCTCAGCCCACTCGACCACTAAAGGGCCGTAACTGTTGCCACCCGGGACAACTGTTCTCAATCTCGGCAACTCGCTACCAATCGCAGCCGATCCCAGTCGATCCCCGCCAATCTCGGCCAGTTCGGGCATTTCCTTCGGATAGAGAGAAAATGGGGGGCTCGGGGTTGAAAGGGTCGTGTCAAAAAAGGGTGCTGTGCTCTCATGGTGTTCGAGTTGGTTGCTGGCCGTGTTTCGGATTGAGTCGGCGCGTGCTTTTTGTTTTGCTTGTGCTTTTTTGTTTGAGTAGTTCGCGCCGCGTCTTGAGTTACATGGTGTGCAGGCTGGGACTAGGTTGTCTGTGCTGTGATCTCCTCCGGCATCGAGTTCTATGACATGGTCGGCTGTTGTGGCTGGTCGTGTTCCGCACCAGTGGCATAGTGGGCTGTCAGCTAGCAGTTGTGTTCGGCGTTGTTTGTAGGTCGGGTTGTCGTATTCGCGCTTGGCCATGTGGGAATCCTACGCCTTGACAGCGTGTGAGTCCTTTGACAGCTCGAGATGTCCAGCCTGTACCGTCGCAGTGTTGACATACTGACGCGCCCGCTAGCGGGCTTGTCGCCTTCTGTTCGCGTTGGGTCTGTGCGTCGCTTCCCCCGCTGTTTAGAGTTTGTCTCTCTAGGTCGCCGTTGATGGTCAAGCCGTTACCTGCCGTGTTTATGTCGTTCATACGCTGCTCCCCGCATCTTCCTACCCGGACACTTTCCACAGCTGTAAGGGTATGCGAGGCCTAGCTCGTTTCCGAGTGTCATCCACACCGGGCGCAACCCCAGTTAGGTCTGTGTGCGTGTTGTTTAATTGTGAGATCTGTGCCCCGGCCGGAGGGATTGCAAAGTCCGACCGGGGCTCGCGCTGGCCACTACACCACGCGCGACCTACGCACATGTGTGCGAATCGGGGCTAGGCGTTCCATAATGTGCGGCATGTCTTTAGGTCGCCACACTACAACTTCGATCGGCGCGGTATCGAGCACATCAAGCCACCGGGCCTGCGTGCCTGTTGTTTTGCCTGTGTTTGTTTTCAGCTCGGCAAAGATCAGCTCGTCGGGTCGAGCGAGCACTAGATCGGGGAAGCCTGCATCAAGCCCGGGTGAAGTCCAGCCGCCGCCTGCGATCTTGACTGTGCGCGTGTGGTGAACTAGCCAGCCATGCCAGCGGGCGAGATCCACAACCCACTGCTGAAAGTCTTTTTCAAGCATTACGCTGCAGATGTTTAATCAACTCAAGACATGCTTCAAGGGTTTTTTCGGCTTTGCGTCTGCGTGTGTATTCGCTGATCCAGTCCTGCTCGGATTGATCGAGATCCTTTTCCAATGTGGCAATGATCTCATCCTTAGACATGTCTATTTCGCTGATCGGGGTTCTCATCGCCATGTCCCATTGTTGACATGTTTAATGAACTCGAGCACTAGCACGATGAACACATACGCGCCTAGGCCATAGAAAATTACTTCACCCATTATCTGCCCACTTTCTTATGAATGTTGATGCTTCTGCTTTTGTTAAATGTTCCGGGTGTGTCACTGTTTCTTGCACAGACCACAAGCCGACCGTTGCCCTCAGCTCGCTGATCGCGTGATCATCAGACCATTGTTTTTTGCGCATGATGTTCTTGATGTAGCGAACCTGTGCCTCAGTAGCTCGAGGCTGACCCTCTCTCACACGCTTCGCGAACTCGAGCCGCTGCAGATCCCTCTTCCGTTCGCGATCGCGCATGTCTTTCGGCTTCATTGTGCCCATTATTTGCGCCGGCGCATTTCTCGCATCTGAATCACAAGAGAAAACACGACAGCGCTTTGCACAATGTGTGCGATTGCTAAAAGTGTGACAGCCATCAGAAAGGCGGCTCAAGGTCACACTCGCCATCTCGGTGAGCTGTTTTGTATGTGTCGCCATCTTTCCAAGACACACCATCGCCGGCGGGCACTTGATCGCCACAATGCACACATGCTTTTGCGAACTTGTTCGGGAAGGTTCGCGGGCCTGCTAGCTGTGCCACATTTTCGCGGGGCTTGTCGGCTGTCTGTCTGTTTTGCACTTCGTTTCTAGAAGCCATGCCGCCGCCCGGCTTGATACCGATTCCGCCGATTAACAGAATCGCTCGCCCGATCGCCGAAGTTTCAGCGTTCATCATTTCGCTGTCCCGCGTGTACGGGGTTGATCCTTTCGGCTCGGCAGCTGAAGCGATCACTGGTATCGGGTCGGCTGGGTCGCGCCACACTTTGGTCGTGACAAGCCACCACTCGCGCCCATCGAACAGCACGACACGCGGCTCACTGTTTTGGATACGCGCTTCCGGGTATTTTTTAAACAGCTCAAGCAGGCGATCGTTCACTGTCGTGTAGTTGCTCATGTCGAAACTCATAATGGGAGCCTCTGTATTTTTAATGCGTCTGCGACAGCGCCAGACCCGTGAAATAAATCGTGCACCTCATCATCCTCGGTCACACC